TATATAAATGCAAATGAGAATGATACAGTTGTTCTAAACTATATATTTAGAGTTGATACACAATATTGGCCTCCAGCATTTACTTTATGGGTTATATATCGTCTTGCATCTGTTTTGGCTTTAGCAGTTACAAGAAAAGGTGATATAGCAAGATCTTATAGTCAATTGGCAGAAGTTCAATTTAGAAGAGCAAAAGCTAGAGATGCACAACAAGTTACAACACAACAAGTTGCTCTCAGTAGATTTCATAGAATAAGACTTGGATCAGGTATTTATGCAAAGATCGAAGGGGAATCAACGAGTTGAATGAATGGCATTATTAAGACAATTTACTACAAACTTTTCATCAGGGGAGCTATCCCCTCTTTTGTCATCTAGGGTAGATGCCGAGGCTTACAGAAATGGAGCTTTTAGACTCCGTAACGTAAGGTTAAAGGCTCAGGGTGGTTGCACTAGGCGACCTGGGCTTAGATACCTTCAGACCCTCGCAAATGAGGATTATCAGGCAGAACCATACGTATATGATGAAGATGAAGCATATATTCTACTTTTTAGTAATACAAAACTAAGAATTGTAGACATTTCAGATCCAACAAATCTTTTACAAACAATAACTAGTTGTCCTTGGACTACTGCAATGATTGGATCATTAGTGGTTACTCAGAGTGGTGATACAATGTTTATTACTCACCCTGATATGCCAATGCAAGAATTAACAAGAACAAGTGCTACTAACTTTGCAAAATCTGCATATGATTTTGATGTATCATCTGGAATGAAGTTTCAACCATATAATAAATTTGCAGCTGGTAGTGTTACAATTACTCCTAGTGGAACAAGTGGATCAGTAACATTGACAGCAAGTGCTACTGCATTTACTTCAGCATATAATGGTTTATATCTACGATTAGTTGATTCAGCTAATACAGTACGTCATGCATTAATAACTGGTTATACAAGTGGCACAGTTGTTACTGCTACTTTATCAGGTGCTATAGCCAATACAAATGCCATAACAGAATGGTCAGAACCAGTATTTAGTTCTGTCAGAGGATATGCAAGAACAGTTACATTACACGATCAACGTTTGATATTTGGGGGGAGCAGAGATTTACCTAACTTTCTATTTATGTCAAAGATAGCAGAGTTTACTAATTTTGATGTAGGAACAGGAAATGACGATGAATCTATCCAAATACAAATTGCAGAGAATCAGGTATCAGAGATCAAAGCTTTGCAATCATTTCGATTTCTTACAATCTTTACATCTGAGCAAGAACTCTTTGTGCCAACTAGTGAGAACAAGCCTCTTACACCCTCGACCATTACAGTTAAGAAACAAACAAGCTATGGCTCAGGAACTGTCCAACCTCAAGAATTTGATGGAGCTATAGTATTCCTAACTAAGTCAAAAGGTGCAATTAGAGAGTTTATATTCTCAGATATATCTCAAGCATATAATTCAGATTCAATAACATTATTATCAGAACATATTATTGGAACACCTACTGCTATTGAGGCTCAAAGAGAATCTTCCGATCAAATGGAAGGCTATCTATATCTTCTAAATTCAGATGGTCATATGCCTGTGTTTATGTCTATTAGAAAAGAAAAAGTCCAGGGCTGGGTAAGATATGATACGACTGGTAATTTTAAAAATATAGTTAATGTAAACAGACAAATATACACAGTAGTAGAAAGAACAATAAATAGCTCTACTGTAAAATCATTAGAATTATTTTCAAATGATTATCATTTAGATATGGCATCACAACAAACTGCAAGTGCAACAAATACTTGGACAGTAAGTCATTTACCTAATACAACAGTACAAGTTAAATCAGGTAATTATAGTTTAGGAACATTTACTACTAATGGTAGTGGACAACTTACACTCAATGATACAGTTACATCTGTAGAAATAGGATTAGCATATACACCTGAAATAACAACACTACCACCTGAAATGCAATTGCCTGATGGAGTAAGTGTGGGTCAGAAAAGAAGAGTCGTAAGAGCAGTGCTTGATCTAGTTACAACTCTTAATGTAAAAGCTGGTGGTACAAGAATATTATTAAGATCAGTTACTGATGATTTTTCACAAGAAACTACACCTATTACACAAAGAAAAGAAGTGTATTTACTAGGTTGGTCAAAAGAGGGTAGAGTAACAGTAACACAAGAAGAACCATTACCATTAACATTAAATGGTATATTGCTAGAGGTAGAAGTGTAATGGGTGCAGTCGGATATGGAATAAGTGCAGCTTTATCAATAGCATCTGCTATGAAGGCAAAAGAAGCATATGCCTTACAAGCCAAGCAATCACAAGAAGCTGCTGATATGGCTGGCATTCAAGCAGATCAAGAGGCTATTAATAGAACTGCACAACTTAATGCACAACTTGCTGCTATCTCAGCGACTGCATCTGCTGGTGGTATTACAGTAGGTACAAGTGGTAGTTTTAAAAACCTAAAAAGAAGAGAAACTAAATTAGCTAGTGATGATGTTTCTTCTATAAAATTAATGGGTAGACAAAATAGAAGAAAATTTATGCTAGATGCTAAAAACCAAAAACTAAAAGGTGATGCTGCTCTTATTGCTGGTCTTGGTAGTGCAGCTTCAAGTGGATCAAAAGCATACTATGCAAATAAAACAGGAAAAGGTTAATGGCAATAAAAAGAACAATAACTAGAAGATATGGTGTAAGACCAGTTCAAATGGACGTGTCATCTGGTGCTTTGAGTTTAGCTAAAGCTACAGAAACTGTTGCTAATACAGTAAGCAATGTTACTAAATTTATTGACGATAACCAATTTCAAGAAGCTGTTTTGAATGCTGAGATACAAGGTAGACAAGTTGGATCACAGACTATAACAGATAAAAATGGTAACACTATTCCTAAACCATTAGATCAGATGACTCTTAATTCATTTACTGCTGATATTTATAACAAAGCCAATATAAGAAAAGCACAACAGTATTTTAAAAAAGAGGCTATAAATAGTTATGGACTTGCATTGCAAAATCATGCCATTGATGTTGCTAATAAATCATTCTTGGAGAATGGTGGTAAGGTTAATGAACAAGGCAAGTTGGTTGTACAAAATGCTGGTGATAGCTATATCGATGGAATCAAGAAACAAGTAGCACCTGAAGTCTTTGATGTCATTAGTCCTGCAATTAGTAAAATATGGGGTCAAGCCTCTAGAAAAGCATCAGCACAACAAATTAAAGATGTAAAAGAAACTGCATTAATAGAAGCACAAAAACATATAAATCATGTTCTTAACTTAGAAGTTGATCTTGTTACAAATGGTGGTGATGATGTTGATATTGAGTTTATAGAAAATGAGAAAGCAAGAGTATTTGAAATAATTGAAAATAACTCTTCTAGTAGAGCCGAAGCTGAAAAAGTAAAAATAAAATACAATCAAATGCTACAAAATAATGTGTCAATAAATGCAGTTGATCTTGCCTATGAATCAGGTACATCAATAGCAGATATGATTAAGATGGCTATTGATACTCGTAAAGCTTTTGAAAATGATCCAAATATTGATGGTGATGCTGTTGAATCAGCCATGAGAGGCAAGATAGCAATATATGAGGCTATGAATAATGACAAAAGACAAGAGGCATCTAGAATAAGTAAATCAAAAGGTTATCAGTATCAAATAAATATTATGAATGGAATACCAGTTACAAATGCACAAATAGAAGAATTAGAATTAGCAGATCAAGTAAGCTTTTTAAAATTTAGAAATACATTTCAAAAAACAAACGATACAAAAATTAATAAAGTATTCAATGATAAAGTAGCTCTAGCAATAGGTGTGGTAGACAACAATTTAGTTCCACCAAAAGTTATTGGTAGAGATTTTGATACAACACCTAAAACAATTTTACAACGTATGGCAGAAGTTGATGCAGTTAATAATTTAAATAATTTATACAATCACAAAGATACTTCTTTACAAAACAAAAAAGCAATTTTGAAAGTTATAAACAAAGTTGCAACTCGTCAACTAGAGCAAGATAATGATGCTTTTGCTGCAAATATGGAAAAAATGCTTGATGGCAATGAAAATACAGTAATGCTTAATCCTAATGATCTTACAAAAGAATCTTATATTAGAGAATTAGAAAACAAAGGCATTATTGGTGTTGGCCCAGGGTTTGCTTATACAAGAAAATCATGGCAACAAAGAGTTAATAATTACAGAACTTCTTATATAAAAAAGCAAAAAGAAATATATGAACTAAGTAAAATTGGTATAAATCAAAAACTTGGTTTGGGATTGAATAAAACACAAAAGACAGCTATCGAAGATAAAATTATTTCAACAAACTTTATGTTAGACGGACAACGTGTTGATTATAATATCATGAGTTCTAATGATACAATTAGAGAAGAATCAATAAAATATTACTCACAAGTTGTGCAAAGTTTTGGTTATGTGCCAAGAGTTTTGCAAACTGCTTTTGAGGGTATTAAAAGAAGTGGTAGTGATGAAAATTTTGCAATGATTAAGATGATGTATTCAACAATGAAATCAGCGATCATTGAAAAATATGGTAAAGCAAAAAGAAAAGATGGCGAGGTTCAGTTTAATCTTATAATGGAAAATAGTGGTGTTTCTGTACCACTTATGGAATCTGCAATGATATTTTCTGATTATAAAGAATTTGCAACTGCACATTCAGGAGAGTCTATTAACAGAAGTTTATCTGATTATTTTAGAATTGATGGATCTACTGACGATGAAGTATTTGATCGTGGATTTCAAATTGTTAAAAACTATTTAGATTCTAATGTGTTTACAAGATTATTTAAAGAGGACGTAGGTGCTGATCCATCAGAAGATAGTGCATTACTAGCTTATGTGGCACAAAGTGGTGCAAGTGATTTTGACGAAGCTATAATACAAGATCCATCAGTCAAAGCTGAAATGATAAAGCTAGTTAAATTACAAATAACAAGAAAAGAAGTTACACCAGATCGTGATGGTCTAACAGCTGCAATTCACCAAGCATTTTATAAACTTGCCCCACATCTTAGCATTCATGAAGATGCTACTGGACAAGCATATTTAATTAAAGGAAATAGCATTCTAAGAGAAGCACAATCAACTATACCTACTGGTGGGCCAACTCTTACATTAGATACTATAAAAGCTGATATGCTAGAAAACTATAATAAAAGTTTTGGAGGTGGATCACAAGATCCGTTAGTACAAGATGCCATCGAAAAAGGCGACATCATGTTTATTGGAAATAATGATGGTGTAGGCGATCAGACATACAGAGTTGTAGTGCCAACTGGAGATGGTCGATTTGAAGTTCTAGCAAATAATTACAGATGGAATTACCAAGGATCTCAATTAGAAAAAGATTACTACATAGCTATAAATAAAATACAGAATGAACCAATAAGAAGAATCCTTAATAGTGTAAACTTTATGTCTAAAAATGTATTAGAACAGACTATGGGAGCAATAGCTTCTTCTAGAGATTATAGTAAGGGTTTTCAAAAACTTGTGAATGCATATAACTCAATGGCTAATGCTATAAATAGAGCCCCTATACAATATTCTGAAATATTACCATACCTTAAACTTGATGGATCACAAGATGAGCTTGATGGTTATTTCGATGAGTTCCTTGCACTAGGATTAACTACTAGATGATTGAAGCACATTTAAAACCAATTACAGATAAAATAAGAGATACTATTTCTGAAGAAGAGGTAAACAATGTCGCAACATACAATGATGTTTATAAAAGCCCTTTAGTCGCACCTGAAGATTTTAGTTTTGGTGAATCATTTGGTGCTGGCTTTAGACAATATGCACCAGCACAATCTATTATGAGAATGATAGAAAACTCAGATTTTGTAGATGATCCATCTTATGATCCAATGAAAGACTCACAAATACCTAAAGGTTATGAATGGAGATTCATAAATAGTGCAAGTGAGGAAGAAACAAGTATTAGACTCAAAAGATTAAAAGATGATCTTAGAGATCTTGAGATCATAGAAAATGGCAATCTCTTAGCAGTAGGTTTAGGTGGACTTGTTTCTCCACTAACCCTTGCCCCTATAGGAACATTTAAAACATTATCTCAATCTAGTTTTCTCCGTAGATTTATAGGTAGTGCCACCTTTACTGCTGCTATATATGCTCCTGAAGAATTATTAATAGCAACACAAAATATGGGTAGATCTGAAATAAGTCAGACTCTAATACCTTTAGCTGGAGCATCTTTAATTGGTGGAACAATAGGTGGAGCTTTTGGTAAACGTATTACTGGCAGTATGAATCCAGCAGAAGAATTAGCACAAGAAGGTGAGTCTGGTATTTTTCGTAGTGCTGGAGCTGCTGTTGATCCTGGCAATCCACAAGTTCTAAGACAATCATTAGAAGCAGAGGGATTAGCAGAAACTGGCATAGCATTAGAAAAACTTAAATGGAATCCAGTAACAAGACTTACTCAAAGTGCAAGTTTAGCATCTAGACAAGTTGCATCTGCATTAGTTGATTTTGGTGGAGTTATACAAAAGAAAGTCCAGGGTGGTAGAGTTACAGGTGTGGCACAGGAACAATCTGCTGAAACAAATTTTAGAACAATCTATCTTAGTTCACTCCTAGATTCTATAAGAGTAAGTGATACTGCATACCTTGCATATAGAGGTATAACTGCAAAAGCTGGTGATATTGGCAGATCAGTACAAATGCTTACACAAAAAAGTAAGGACTTTATACAACGTAATGATTCATTAACTGAATTTGAGTTTCGTACAAGAGTAGCAAAGGCAATGAGAAATGGTGATGTAGATGAAATAACAGACTCAGCTACACCATATGTTAATCAAGCAGCTGTAGGATATCGTAAGCATTTAGATATGATAAAAAAGAATGCTGAAGATGTAAAATTATTTGAATTAGATTTAGCTAAAAAAATCAAAGGGTTAGAGGCTAAAATAGCTGATGGTAAAGCTAGTCCTGAAGAATTAGTGCAAGCAAAGAATCTTTTAAAGAAAATTAGATCAGAAGGTATTTTGACTAATACTGCATTAGGATATGTTCCAAGAGTCCCAAGAATAGATAAAATAGAAAAAAATGCTGAACAATTTAAGACTATTGTTAGCAATTGGGCAATCAATCATTTTGCAAATATGACAAGACAAAGTGCTGATGAATATGCTGATAACATAATTCTTAATTATACTAAGAGTAAACCATTCTATAATTTAGATGAGGGAACATCACAAATAGATTGGATAACACAAGCAAGTGGCACAAAAGCTAGAACATTTGAAATACCTGATAAACTTATAGAAGATTTCTTGGAAAATGATATAGAGGTTCTTATTAGGCAT